ACATATCTTTCGTAGCCATATCCACAGCCTTCTCATAGGTTCCTGCGCCTGTATTGGAGTATACCTGAGCGTTGTAGATTGCCTGCCTGTAATCATCCTCTGCCTTTCGCAGGATCGCTGTCTCTGCCTTTTCCATATCGTGGGTAGTAGCCTCGACCAGAGCCTCCAGCTTGCGGTCATTCAGGCGAAAGAACTCCGCTGCCATACCTTTCCTGATCTTCTTGGCTGAGAACCCTTTTTTGACCACCTCCAGGATTTTTATTTCCTGCTGCATATTCCCCGTCTCTCTGGCCTGCCGGATCAGAAGATCAATCTCTCTATTTATCTTCTGGAACTGTTTCTTGTACTTTTTCTGATTGTGTCGCTTATACTTCTCCAAGGCCCTAAGCTGCTCCGCCTGCCACATAGACCACTCATAACCCTCTTTTGTTTCCTCGGCCCTGTGGCGGTCCATGTTGCGGATCATGGAGGCAATCAGTTCTTTTTCTATCACCCGGAAAGCAGCAACAATGTCATACTCATTCATTCTGATACTTCGCTTTCAAATTCTCAGCAATCCTGGCGCAGCGTTTTCGGTTCTGACAGCGAATGCTATGAGATGCCTTTGGTACTCCATCAAGCCCAGTAAAATCAATCGTATTGATCTCCGCCTCAAAATCCGGACAATAATCACAAAAATCTTGTAGCAGCAAAGTAAATCCTGGCACATCCATAGCAACTACCTCCCATTTGCATATACCTTATAGCCCGCCTCCTTGAATTGGCGAATCAGCTTTTTCAGTTGGGTAACACTCTTACAATGATCGAGGCGCATTTCTGCCTGTCCATCCTTTTCAATAGCGTACACTCCAAAAGGAACCTGCTCACTTCCCAGCGCCAGAAGGCTCTTGTACCTTTCCTGATTCACTGCCCAGACCTTTTTCCCTATTGTCACTACCATCTGATCTGCCTCCTTCCGTATTCAGCTGAAAAGAACCGGCGGACTGATTGATCCCCGGCTCCTCCAGCTCTGCAATGCCCTGTTCTGCTTTTAGGCGTTCCACTTCTGCCTCTTTTTCTTCCTGCGTCCATGTGTCTCCGTATAGCTGATCCACTGATGTTTCCAGTGACATAACACCATACTGTTTTGCCTTTCCCACGGTATCCACTGTGGTACCAAAATCAGGAGATGCATATTCCCCGAATTTTACCGCCGGATCATACTCTTCCGGTGCTTTCCCACACATCAGATCGTAACACTGCAATACTGCCCGGATCAGCTTCGGAAGAGTTTCATTCAAAGCATCTACAATCTTATTGCGTACATGAAATGTCACCTTTTCCTTTTCCCTCTGTGACTCGGCATTGTCTGTCTTTTTGAGGTCAATTCCCAATGTGGACGGAGATATGATACCTTGCAGTACCATGTCCAGAAAGCTGGCATAACTGCTGACATATGCCTCATAAGATATCTGTGGCTGCGAAATCTCCACCTGCTGATTGGATTTCTCTGCCATGCTGTCACCGATAGCAATGAAATCGTTGTCGAATGGATTTGCCGGAAGAAATTCTCCTGTTTTTGGATCCTGAGGAATTAAGTTCTGAGGTATGTATCTCTTAATGCGCCCCATGCGGATCGCATCCATCCACTGGCTTATCACTTCGTCTAAGCCGTCCAGTACATCGGTTTTTCCATCAAACAAAGCTTTTCCACGATACCTATACTTGATTGATGAGAATATCTTAATCGGAACTGCCAGCATCAGATCTCCCTCTATCCCGATATCCATCAAGTGTGCTGTTTCTGGAAGCTGCTTCAAGGATATTTCCCGTCCATATTCATCGTACAGCCTGTACTTGATATATCCGTATCCATAAGTTTCTTCCAGTCGCAGTTCCTTACTTCCAGATCTGTAACTCGTATAGAACTTAATCTCTTTGAGCCGGGAATGACTGTATACATAATTGACATTTTCCGCATCATAGAACTCAACGATCGGATAGGGACTGCACTCATCCGCAGTAATCTTGAAAGCGCCATCTCCAGACGCAAGCGCCCCAGAAATCCCCTCGCCAATCACATTGTTAAGATCCGCCCCATCAAATATTTCTTTCCATGTTTCCTCGACTTCCAACTGGCCATCGCCGAATGTTACAGCGTCCATATCAGCCAGCACAATATCTCTGTACCGATCCACTACCGTAGATACGATCCCACTGTGCATCTTACGGACACTTCCCTGAGCTGTGGCCGCCCAGAATCTGGCTTTCTCTACATCCCAGCGAGCGGTCTTTTTGAAATACTGCTCCAGCTCTGCACTGTCTCCCCGATACCACAGCTTATTCCGTATCACATCCGCCAGAAAAGTATGGGGTTCTATTATTACAACCTCTCTTTCCCGAGCCGGTTGGATCCGAAAGAGTTTTTTTACAAAGTTCTGTATCCAATTCATCTTTTTTACCCCTTAAAAATCTTACTCTGGTAGGGAATCCATGCATATTGCACGGAGTTAACCATGTGATCGTTTCTGTCTTCTGGTGTGTTGTCCTTATCTTCCATCCAGCTGTAAGAATCCAGCTCTGCAATGTAATTCGTGCAGGTATCTAACACATAGAAACAAGGTTCTATTTCTGCTGCGTCATCGTATGCCATCCATCCCAGCTGTGCATTGATACGGTCAATAATCTCCATCTGCTTCCATGCGTTATTAAGCGTATAGATACAGCCGTTCCGGCGCTTATGTTTATTCCACTCTTGCATGGTTGCCTGATCTGCATTATCCAGAAAAGCATTTCTTGACAGGCCCCATTCTTTCTTGTTACGGTCCAGAAAATCAATCAGATTCTGAACCGTATCTGATGGGGCAAGCGGCGTTTCCAGTGTGGTGTTGTTGTAAACTTTTTCTGACAGCACAACGCAGCGCCCTTTGTTGGTGATTCCAAGAAATGACATTGCTATTGTATCCGGAGTTTTCTGGGAGTAAGACGTATCAACAGCAGCCGAAAAATACATGAAAAATTCTTTTTTCCTTGGCTCCTCTGGATGCTGTATGAACTGTTGGGCCCATTCCTTACTCTTAACATGATGGGAACGATCAAAGTTACTGAATACCAATCCTGTAGCCTTTCCACGCAGCCCCAGGATCTTATTCTTCCAGATCTTGGTACCCTTAGGCGTGTTGGCTATGATCTTATCTATCTTTTCTTTCGGCAGACCCAGATTATGAACAAAAGAAAAGAACCAATGCACCCAGCCGGGTTTTGGTTCTTCTTTCAACTCATTTCGGATCTCCTGCGGCGTTTCCTCTTCCCACTCCGGCAGAGGCCGGGAACAGTTGATATACTCCCGGTAAACGTCCAGGTTGGGATCGTCTGGGTTAAGAGTAGCCATGAAATAATCACACCGCATGGCTGCCTCACGGACAAAATCTATGTCTGCTGTGTTGATCTCATCTATGTACAGACAACCATACTGACCGCCTAAAGCCTTCTGCCACTTCTTCTTGTCGCCATATCCCATAACATATACAACCTTATCGCCATGGGACGTATGAAACAGAATGTGGGGGATCTTATCATCCTTGGTACCATTACCATTGTACTCAGCCAGCACGCCAAAATCGTCAATGATTCCCAGATCCTTATTGATGATGTTCTTCTCGGCGGTTCCGGTGTCTTTGGCAGCTATGATGTGCAATTTCTTGGGGGATTCTGCCACCTTAAGCATGAATTTGAACAGGCCTACCGTTGTCTTTCCTGCGGCTGTTGTGCCCTCCAGAAACTCCACAGGAGCGTCACAACGGAGGAACGCTTTGTATTTTTCGGACAGTAACAGGCGTTCTGTGCTCATTATCCATCACCGCCACGCATCTGCTGAATCAGATCGTCCAGCTTAGTTTTTTCTGTTTCCAAAGTACCAGAGACTTCCAGCTTGTCCTTGAACATACCAAGATGACGCCCCAGGAGTTCCAGTGCTTTCTCCTTATCGTTCAGTTTCATCTCAACACCAAACTTCCCGTCTTTGATTCCTGCAATTGCTCTGATCTGGGTCTCTGTTAACTCCTTCGTGTCCCGGATCCGTACCATACCGTTTATAACTTCCGCATAATCCGTAGTTCTGGCAAAGGCAATGGCCGCCAGTTCTTCTATCACCCGATCTTGGGTGACTTCCGTCCTTTTCTGCCGATCCTGCATACGTTCGTCAATATAATCAGCAACCTTAACATTTCTTAACAATCGTACTGCAGCGGGTGCAGCCACATCATCCTTTTTGACTCTCGGATATGCGACCTTGTAAGCCCTGGTGGCATTAAGATCTATCAGGTACTCATCTGCAAATAATTTCTGCTTTGGTGTCAATGCCATCAGACTCACCTCCAATCAATATCTTGTATTTATCCACACATTTTCCACAATATGTTGACAAAAAGAGAGCCCCCGCCAAAGCAGGGACCCATACAAAGGAGAAATTACAAAATGGTTTATCTATCCAAACGGATCCTACAGGAATCGAACCTGTGACACGGTGGTTAACAGCCACCTGCTCTGCCAGCTGAGCTAAGGATCCATAAGGGGGGCGTCCAGCCCTGGGATGGAACCAGAACCAGACGAACCGGCCACCGGGCTGTGACACCTGGCGACCGTTGGGGTTAAGTGTAAGCCGTGGGCTGTATGCCTTTGGCTTCATGGTACACTATAACATTTTGAAAACGGAAAAACAGGAAAAAACGGAAAAACTTTATGCAGTCTTCATAAAACCCTCAAATTCTTTCCTTATTCCGTCCGGAGTTGCCTTCCGCCCCATCCTCACGGCTACTTGTGCCCAGGTCAATTCCTCGAATATCTTGTACCGTATTATCCGCTGCATCCGCTGAGGAATCGTCAGCATCCAAGTTTCTACCTGCAGCTTGATCTTCGCCGCATCATCAATTCTCTGCTGCAAGATCTTCTCCTGCACTTCTACACTTCTGGGATCCTTAAGCACAGAATATGAGATCCCCTGCACATGAAAATTATGTGCTGTATACGGGAACTCTGGTGAGGATCCTTTCACAATATCCTGCTCAATCCTCTTCCTCTGTTTTCTCAACCTGCGGAGTTCTTCTTTTGCCTCCTCTACGAGTACACACGCATCTATGTACTGCTCCAAAATCTGCTTGTCCAACGGTATCACCTCCTGTATTTCTCATCCGGGCATAATGACGTATACGCATAGGCCGGCATCCGGGCTGACCACCCATCCAGCTTCGGCCCACGGATCGCCTCTGCGTCACTGGCTGCTACTGCCCGCTCTCTCCGCAGCCGGTTCGCCTTCCTCTGGGCCTCCGTTTTTACAATCCCCATTATGTATCCCTTCTTTCTGGCCCCGCAGCAGGGCTATGGCGTATTCCAGGTATGGATTTTTCTTCTGCCACATGACTATCCCATCCTTTTATTCCACTTTTTAATTGCCTCTTCCGGTGTATTAAAACTGCTCGTCCTCAGGGCACCCGCCAGAGAGCAATTCCCGTGAAATATGTGATACCCTATGTATTTTGTATCTTTACAATACGTTTTTATTAAGACAGCGTGGCCTCCACAGAATGGACATGGCAATATTTTGTTTTCATCTATCTCTGAATATCTTATAAAATCATGCATTATTTCTCGCCTCTCAAATGTCAGATTAGTTACTCTGCCATTCATACTCTCCAAAATACAACATAGCACATATGACTCGTATCAAAGGTTATGGAGATGATATTTTCACTTGTTATACCTTCCCAATTACTGTCCTTCTCCAGAATCGCTGTATTGATATCATTAGGGTCGTTTGTGTACTGCCACATGATCATGATTTCTGCTCCTCCTCTATCTCTTTCAAATGTCAGTTTTCAGGAATTACCTGTCCTGACTTCTCCAATCGATCGGCCGCCCTTCCCAGGACAATCATAATGTCCCGATATTCACCTTTTGTCAGAACACAGCCTTTTGTAAACTCATGAATATACATCCGTAAATCTCTGCATTCCTTTATTCCTATCACTTCTTCGCTCAAGGTTGATTCCTCCCCAAATTCTTAATTGTCAGTTTTGTTCATACGCTCTCCTGTTCCATGCTCCTATTGCTGTTTTCTCTAATTGGTAGCTCCGTGTCGCAACTCCACATTCCTCGCAATACACAAAAGCTGAAATAACCTCTTTATTAAATCCTTGGCTAATTTTCAGTATTGCTTCTCCGCCGCAGAACGGACATAGCTTAAGTTGTTCTCCCATTTTTCACGCCTCCGCTAAACCTTAATTTTCTTCATTCAGCCAGTCACGTATAAAATCCCGGCCATCATCATGCGTACACGTTCCAAGGCAGCCATTCCCAAAATCAGGACATCTTTCCGCACAATCGAATGGAATTTCATGAAATAATTCCGTCAGTTCTTCTTCGCTCATGCTTTTTATGCGATCTGTGTTTTTCATCTTCTCCTCCAAAGGCTAATTTTGTTCTATCCATGATATCAACACATATACTGTCCTGAGGTGATATCATGGATTCTTGTGAACTTACAGTAACGATTTCTGCTCTGGCCTGCTGTATTGCCGATGGCAAGTCTCCAGAAGAGATCGCCCTGATCAGTTCCATTTTTGTACAGATCGGTGACTCTCTGGCCACTATGGCTGCACATCAGGCCCTCTGTGCTCCCAAAGATACCAAGTAATTCCTTGGGAGAAACTCACTCCTCTGGCCGGTATGGCTCCGGCAGCGGCTGCCAGGCAATGAAAGCTTTGCCTGAAAAATATATCCCTCTATAAAGGTCATACCAGCCAAATCCAATATTATTACCCAAAATATCTTTCTGACAACAGCCATAACCTACCAGACGCACTTTCTCATCAATCGCAAAGGTCACAAGATATTTTCCTTCTTCTTCCGGCAGCCTCTCCTCCACCGGGATCCAGCGGTGCTCCGATGTTTTTCTGTTCGCGTTTAACGCCTTGATTTCTTCCGGCGCCAGACCGGTATCCTCATACTCCATCAACTTCCAGAGGGCTCCATACAGCCGCTCCCGTAAAGGCTTGGTGATTACCTGTCCTTCATGCAGCTGTTCCCATGACACACCCTTCAAGCACCAATTTCCCTGCTCATCTTTCTGTGTTAATCTCTTCATGACTCATTTCCTTTCCTCGGCCTTATCAGTGCGATAATCTTTCCTGTCGCACTCAAATTTTTGTAGTACACATTTGTCCCGTAATAATAAAATCCTCTTATTCCCGGGCGGCCTTCATTGCGTATGTATTTTATCTGCATCGGTCCCCCTTTACTTTTCCCAGCTGATCTTTCTGCCCCACACATTTCCCGCACAGGCCGTATGGAAAAACCAGTGGTCTCCTCTTTTGGTCTTCACGTATTCAACACGGGACAGGTCATCCGTTTCCGGATGGATCACCTTCCCGCATCCCTTGCAGCAGGTCTGGCCCAGTGTACGCATCATAATGGTTTTCTTCTGTTTGTCTGTCATAAGGTTCCCTCCCGGATCTTACGGATCCTTGCTTTCAGCGATTCCATGACCCAGCTCTGTACGTCATCCTTACGCTGCAGGGCCTGCATGACATCCGTGTCCCGGGTCCCGCTGCATACCAGGTGGTGGATGATCACCTTCTCCTTCTGTCCCTGACGGTGCAGGCGTTTGTTGGCCTGGGTATATAATTCATAGTTCCATGTAAGGCCGAACCAGATCACATGGTTCCCTCCCTGCTGCAGGTTCAGCCCGTAGGCACTGCTGGCCGGATGGGTAAGAAGGATCTGGATCTTTCCTGCATTCCAGTCATCCTCATCCTGTGTAGTCTTAAGCTCCCTTACAGCCAGCCCTGACTTCTCCAGGGCCTTTAGTATCCGTGTCCGGTCATGCTGGTAGTTGTAGAACACCAAGGCCGGTTTTCCCTGCAGGGATTCGATCAGCTCCAAAAAGGCCTCGACCTTGCAGCTGTGTACTTCATGTACCTGGCGGTCCTCACCATACAAGGCCCCGTTTGCCAGCTGCAGGAGCTTGTTGCTCAAAGCCGCCGCACTGGTAACACTGATCGTTTCATCATCCTCCGGCAGCTGCAGCACCATCTCCCGCTCCAGTTCGCAGTAGGCTTTCAGGGATTTTGAATCCAGCTCCACCGGGATCTCGTGATAGGTGATATCCGGCAGCTGCAGATAGTCCTCCGCCTTCATGCTGATACAGATATCGGAGATCTTTTCCAGGATGCTTGCTTCCGTTCCCGGCTTGGCCTCATAGCTGTACACCATGCCGTCCGCCCCTCTCTTATCCGGCTGGAAATACCTCTCCCTAAACTGGGTATATCGCTTTCCCAGGCGTTCTCCCCCATCCAGCAGGAAGATCTGGCTCCACAGGTCCTCAAGTCCGTTTGGCGACGGGGTCCCGGTCAGTTCCACCATACGGTCGATGCGGTCTCCCACACTCGCCAGGGCCTTAAACCGCTTGGCGCTGTGGCTCTTAAAGCTGCTGCTCTCATCCACTACAACCATGTCAAAGGGCCATGCGTTCCGGTAGTAGTCCACCAGCCAGCAGACATTCTCCCGGTTGATGATGTACAGGTCTGCCGGGGTGTTCAGCGCCCGGATCCGCTTTGTCTGGCTCCCCAGTACCGGCGATACTCTCAACATCTGCGTGTGACCCCATTTGGCCGCCTCCCTTGTCCAGGTTCCTTCTGCCACCTTCTTGGGTGCGATCACCAGCACCTTGCGCACCAGGAACCGGTTGTATTTAAGCTCCTTCACGGCGGTCAGAGTTGTAACCGTCTTGCCGAGTCCCATATCCAGAAAAAGCCCCAGCTTCTTGATCTCGATGATCTTGTCAATGCAGTGCTGCTGGTAGGCATGCGGCTTAAATTCCATTCCTCGTCCTCCCCAATCCGTATCGGGCGCCTAATTCCCTGCTGGTTTCCTCGAATCCCGATGCCAGGAAGAACGTTCGAACTCCCTCAATCCCGTAGGCCACATATACCTTCTGTCCCAGTTCCCTCAGCCGGTCGATCTGGATCTTCTGCAAAGCGCTTAGTTTCCCTGTATCCGTTTTCAGTTCCACAAATACGGGAGCCCGGTCTGGGAAAATCACAATCCGGTCCGGCACACCATCGTTCCCGGGGCTT